TAATAGAGTATTTGTCTTCTGGTTGTCGCTATTTTCTATTTATAGAATTTGCAACTACCTTGGGAAGATCAATATACGAACAATTACCACGCCCGGACCTAAAATAGATTTAAAGCCTTATATTGTGTTTATACCGATTTTCTTCATTCGAAGCCATCTTGATATTTCAAGTATAGCTAAGATTGAGGGATGGGCTCCTAAACTGATTACTAAGTCTGGACCCGGAGTAGTATCTGCCCCTAACAAGGGATCAAAAAAGATTATGCCTATCGTGAATATGTACGATACAACAGCAGCAATGCTGGTTCAGGCCATCCAACTGGTTAAGAATCCTAGATTCGGTGAGCTATTCCTTGCATTCAAGGACTTCGCTTTTGCTACAGGACAACATAGTCTTGTAGCTCAAATCACTCAGTTGGTTGCTCAGGCAGAGCAGATACCAGAAGTTTTCCAGAGAACGATTTCTCAAAGGATTCGTTTAGGTGGGAAGAGATTAACTCAAAAGAGAGTTATCAGCTTCTTACCGTTCTACCTTGGACGTCTAGGAGTCAAGGAAGAACCTGGAAAAGTGAGAGTTTTCGCGATGGTGGATTGGTGAACACAAATGGTTCTACGTCCTGTTCATCTAATGCTCTTCGGGATTCTGAAAAGAATACCTCAGGATGCAACATTTGACCAGGATAGGGGAGTCCAAATGGGTATTTCCTTGCTAAGGAGCAAGAAAATAGCTTTCAGTTACGACCTTTCGGCTGCAACTGATAGACTGCCAATCTCAATTCAGGCTCTCTTAATAGAGCACCTGATCCCGCGAGCTAGTGCTTCATGAGTGAAGCTACTAGTGGGTCGGGAGTATAGCACTCCCTTAGCTCACAGGAAACTCGGGATGAAAATTCCGAAATCTGTAAGTTATGCCGTGGGGCAACCCATGGGAGCATTGTCAAGTTGAGCAATGCTTGCCCTTACTCATCACTTTATTGTGCAATTTGCGGCATGGAAAGAGGGGTGACCGAGATGGTTCACGGATTACCTTGTGCTAGGTGACGACATTGTTATTTTTAACAAATCTGTCGCTCAACGGTACCTTGTAATTATGAAAGACCTTGGTGTTGGTATAAATTTAGTTAAGTGGGTGGTATCAAAAGATACATTCGAATTCGC